ACTCTGTAGAAGATAATTATAGAGTCAGTCCGGGAGATTCACAATTAAAGATTGAAGTTGACTAATAGGGTATTTACTTATATACTGAAAAAATAATATAAGGATATAACATGGAATACTTTAACTCTTCTAGCTATGACTGGCGCATTTCTCAATGTTGCCAGTTTCATGATAAAGCTTTGGCTAAACGATATAATTTTGGAACTACCACTAAAACATTTGCTCTAAAAGCAGATGGTAAACAAAGAGTACAAGCTAAAGCTATTGAAAACTGTTCAAAACTCGTAGATATTCTTAGTACTTATTTTAATACTCAACCTATCAATCTTCGTAGTTTTCGTATTTCTTCAGAGTTGTTTCCTTGCTATACTCTAGATTTTACTAAAGACTGGTATGCAGAAATTTGGGATGATATTTCTATTCTATTAGAACGAGCAGGAAACTTTGCTAAGCAAAATAACGTTCGACTAAGTGTGCACCCAGGTCAATATACCGTACTAGCTTCTAATAAAGCTGAGGTTGTAGAAAATTCTGTTAAAGACTTAGAGTATCATGCTCTCTATGGCAAATTGATGAATATTCCTGCAAAAGAGTTTGTAATGAATATTCACTTACAAGGACTGTACGGTGGAAAGCATCTTGATGGTATTAAACGTTTTGCTACAAACTTTCACTATCTATCTGACTATGCACAAGATTGCCTCGCAGTAGAGAATGAAGATAAACCTAACGGGTATGATATTGCACATACATTAGAATTAGCACAACTAGTTCCTATTAGATGTACTTTAGACACGCATCATTATGCTTGTCACCGTATGACTGAATCTGAAAAAGTAGTAGTTAATGGGAAAACTGTTAATCGCAAGATTCGTGACGTAAAAAATATTACTGTAAATGATGATATGTTTAAAGAGGCAGTAAAATCTTGGAGAGGGTTTAGACCTCTATTTCATACTTCTCAATCTTTTCCTTTAGAAAATCCAGACTACTGGATGAAAGTAAATGCACATTCAGAAGTATTTGAAGATGAAGAGCATATGTCAAGACATATTCCAATGTTGCAATACGCAGATTTTGATATTGAAGCAAAAAATAAAGAAGTAGCAGTACAAGGCTTCTATGCTTATATTCAAGAAGAACAAGAATATGCTGGAGAAGCTCTTGTAGCAAAAAGGATTCCAAATGACTGGTAAAATAGATTTTAAGTTTAAAGAGAATGTATATTTAGATGAGGTATTTAATTATATCAGATCTACATATAATCAACACTATTCTCAAAACAAATTCCAATCTACAGAAGTAATTATTGATAGAGGCCACGGAACTGGATTCTGTATGGGTAATATTGATAAGTACAGCAATAGATATGGAAAAAAAGGTGAAACTCCTGAAGAGTGGCGTAATGATATTATGAAAATTATTCACTATGCAATAATTCAGCTTTATGTACATGATTTAGAGCACGCACCTAAGAAAGATACTACCAATGGTTAAAAGTGTTTTTAGCAATCCAGAACCTCCGAGTACTTTAGAACGAGAGGTTATAGCTCGTCAGTTAGTCAGAAACTTAGAAAAAATTGCAAAGTTTCAAATTGAACAGCTTTCTGGTGAAAGCTGGACACACTTAAAAATTCATGCACCTGATAAGCTTGTAAAAATATTTAAAAGAGTAGAAGATAAAAAGCTACGACCAATAATTAGAGGTAACGTTGTTTATGTGTATATAGATAGTAACGTTACTCCTATGGATGTTAGACTTTTAACAGGTGAATTGATTAAGAATTATAAAAATATAAATGAAACTAAGATTACTTATCTTAGAAAGAAACTAGGTATAGCAGTTTTTAAGCTGGCAAAACTAATTTACCCAACTAAGCAGGATAGTAGTAATGGCTGAAAAAGAAATTAAACCAATCGATCCAGAAGATGTGTCAGAACAAATGCAAGATATTGTAGCTTTTCTAGGAGCAATTGACTCTTCTAGAGAGGAAATCAACCGCAGAGTAAAGCATTTAAAAGATACCTATGGTCTCGCTTCTAGCGCAGTTCGAGCTGCGGCAACAGTGATGTATAAACAAAACGAAGAACAACTTGGTGAAAAAGAAAGCCAAATTCGTAATATTTTAGATATTTGCAACGAGAGATAATGACTAAACGCGTAGTATTAGTTACTGGGGGATTCGATCCTCTACACTCTGGACACATTGAGTATTTTAAAGCAGCACGACAGTTAGGACACAAACTAGTTGTCGGACTTAATTCTGATGCCTGGCTTACTCGTAAAAAAGGTAGACCTTTTATGCCTTTTGAAGAGCGAGCTGCTATCATAAAAAATCTTAAAATGGTTGACGAAGTTATTGCTTTTAATGACGATGATGGAAGTGCATGCCATGCTATCTTTCACATGCTTTCTACTCACGGTAGTCAGGATACAATAATCTTTGCGAATGGTGGAGATAGAAATCTTGGCACCACTCCAGAGTATGATATGTATAAGAATACTTATGGATTAGAGTTTGCATGGGGCGTTGGCGGAGAAAATAAAGCTAACTCTAGTAGTTGGATACTCGACGAGTGGAAAACTCAACGCACAGAACGTGATTGGGGATACTGGCGCGTACTAGACCACAAACCTGAAAAAGGTTATAAAGTAAAAGAGCTTGTAATCTATCCTGGCAAGAGTTTAAGTGATCAAAGACACTTTAAACGGTCTGAACAATGGATAGTTCTCGAAGGGGTAGTTAAAATGCAAACAGAGTTTAACTGGAATACAGGCATTGTTTATTTAACTCCTCACTTAAAGCCGTATGAAATAGGTGTTCAAGTTTGGCACAAAGCCTCAAATCCTGAAAATGTAAACGCTCATATTCTTGAGATACAATGGGGCAGCGAGTGTGTGGAAGAAGATATTGAGCGTAGAGACTGATTTTGAGTGATCATTTAAGTACTGTTTTACAAACAAATAGTTATTTAGTTAAAGAGATTCTTAATTATATTGGAGATAAGAATATCTACATTTTAGGAGATATGCTAGATCTATCCGATGTAATCATTAACGCACCAGTTTTAGTTCGTATTAATGGTAATAACACTTGGGGAAAGTGTGATATATGGTTTTCTGACGATGAACACTTAGAGTATTCTACATATCCTCAAAAGTATATAATAAGAAGCCCTAAAGATGGAAATGCTTCTTTAATACTAAAAAACTACCCTAGTGGTCTAGAAAATAGAACCTTATTTTTAGGTGCAGATTTTTGGGCACAGATGCTTTTAGAAACTAAAATTGAGTACCCGCTAACAGAAACAGTTGCAGCCTACTGGTTTTTAAAAAATACTAGCTCTAACATTACACTGTTAAACTATAATTTTTCTAACAAGCATACTGACTATGCCACTGGAAAAGTTATTTATCTAGATGATAAGCACAATCCTGAGTTAGATAAAGAATATTTATCTTCTCAACCTCGTATAAGTTTAAAAAGAGTTGTACTATGATAATTCCTACAATGGCTGTGTCTGCCTTAGCTTGGATTAATGAAAATCTAGAGCCTGATGAAACTTTATTTGAATGGAATTCAGGAGATTCTACTTTTTGGTATGCTGACAGAGCTAAACAAGTGTACTCAGTTACCGACTCTTCATCTTTAGTTACGTGGTTAAAAGAAGAGCTTTTTGTGCGAGAGTATGATAATGTTAAAATTCTACTTGCACCAGAAGATTCTACTTTTCAAGAAGGCTATGCTATCAGCTCTACTACTAGCTTTAAAAGATACTGCTATGCAATTGAACAGTTTCCAACTCGTTCTTTTGACTGGATTATTATAGATGGTTATAAGCGTGAAAAGTGTTTACCGCTGGCTATGCAGTCTATTAAGTATGGCGGTGTTATTGTAATGACTGAAACAGATGTACCAGAACACTTAGATGCTATGAATCAAATGCTTTCTAAAGCTTTAGAGTTTCACCATTTTAAATCTGTTTCTACTACGCAAGATAAACTAACTCAAACTACAGTTATGAGGGTTGTATGAGTTTACGACATAATCTATTTCAAAGTCCTATTTGGGGATTTTACTGGAAGCAAGAAGACTGGATTGCAAAAGCATGTCAGTATGCTAACTACTTATCTCAAAGTAGTAAAAGCGTTTCAAAGTCTAACTTCGGCGGCTGGCAGAGTCATGACTTTATGCATCGAGAGCCGCTATTTGCGCCTTTTGTACAACAGCTACTAAAAATATCTAACTCTGAAATACTATCTGAGTATGCAGGCACGCCTTTTGAAATAGATGCGCTCTGGATAAATGTAAACTTTCCTGGGGCATGTAATATGGCACATATTCACGATCACTCGCTATCAGGAGTGTACTACTTATCAGTTCCTACACCTTCTACATCTTCAGGTAGACTAGTTTTTATAGATCCTCGTCAACGAGTTAGTATGAGTACTCATAGAATTAAATCGTCAAACTACCCAGTTGTTCCTGAAGTAGGAGCTTGCATAATCTTTCCTTCTTGGTTAGAACACTATGTTGAGCCTAATAAAACACTGAGTCCTCGCATCTCTATTAGTTTTAATATTAAATGACAATTACATACTCTGTTCCACCTATTATAGCACACTATCGTAGAGGCGGAA